CGTAGGTAGCGTGGACCAGGTACAGTTCGTTATTGATGAGTTTCCACTGGACGGCAGGGAGCTGTGCGGCCGCGTAGGGCATCACGATCGTCGTTGCATGCGTGGTATCGTCCAACTTCCAGAATCGTGCAAGGGCGTTGGTCAGCTCCACCGCGTAGGTGCCGTTCTTCGCGTACCATGGCACCAAGCGCCCCGGCCCGGGCGCGGCGCCGCAGTAATAACTGCCGGGGATCGTGCGGAATCCCCGCGGCTTCATCGGGATGAAGTTCTCCATGATCCGACACCCGTTCGCATACGAGGGATGATCAACGGCGCCCTCGAGTTTCGGGCTGAGCTCGCCGCTGGAGAAGTCATTGATCAGCAGGGTGACGTTGGCCACTCGCCTACCTCATCTCATCGAACCAAGTCGCGCCCATCTCCTTCTCCTGGGTCTTCTCCTCCCTGACTTTGTTGTCGTTGGCGATCGCGCTGTTGATTGCGGCGGAGTACTCCGCCGCCACACGGTTGGCCAACGACTCCGCAGAGGTCAGGGCAGTAGTCAGGAGGAAGGCAAGGCGCAGCGCGATTGCGGTGCGCAGGTAGGGACGGATCTTGCTCACCTCATCCGGTCGCGCGATGTAGGCCATATAGACTTCTGTGGCGTCCGTGAGCAGCCGATCCCCCTCTATCGAGTACTGCTGGCCGTCAGTGTCGATGTTGGAGCGCCCGCCTTCCTTTTCCTGGTCTGGGTTTCGGACCCAGTCGGTGGGCATCTGGTAGAAGTAGGAGAATCCGAAGGCTGGAGTTTCGCTCAGCTGGGCGAGTTCGATGCGGCGTGTCGCGCCCTTCCAGGAGTGCTCGCTGTAGACGTCGTCCACCGCCTGCCCGATGAACATGCTGCAGTAGCTGGCGTTTTCGTTGTCGGGTTGGAGGAGGTTGTTGATCTTGGCGGAGCCCAGCCGGGTCAGCGCCAAGTTCGCGATGTCTGTCCAGCTCGACGGGTACGTGATGCCGGACGCCATGGCTTACTTTGCCGTGGCTGCCGTGAGTGCCTCGCTGAGCTGGGCCTTGGTCATCTCCTCGGCCCCGGCGATGCCGTTCTCCTTGGCCAAAGCCAAGAGCTCTGCCCGGTTCATCTTCTCCCGCGGCTTGCCCTCTGCCGTGGCCGCCGTGGGGGAGTCCCCGCCGGCGAGCATGGCATGGGCTTCAGCATCCGCCGGCTGCAGGCGCTTGATCTGCCCGGACTTCTGTAAAGAGGCGACCTCGTCCTTGGAGAGGTCGTAGGTTTCCCCCTCATAGTAGGTCCTCTCCTGGTAGAACCTCTGCGTGCAGTAGAACTTCGCCATGTGCTCCTCCTCGAGAGAAGCCCCCCGCTGGTCGGCAGGGGGCTTGATTTCAGATCAGGGGTTCCCTACAGGATCCCCAGCCCGGCGTTCGGGCCGTACTCGATGTAGGCCTTCACGCTCTTGGCGGTGAATGTTCCCGTACTCTTCGGCGTGGCACCCGCCCTCATGAAGCGGCGGTGCATCCTCGGCATGGGGAGCACCCACGCGATGCCTTTCTTCGGGGTGGCGCCGGTGACGGTTTCCACCTGCGGGCCCGTGATGACCTTGTCGGTCGGGGCGGTTGCCGTTCCATCCACGATGAACGGGATGAATCCGTCACCCGCAACGAAATCCGCCGCGGCGTTGTACACGACCACGGCGTCCGGGTGGACGCCGGTCTGGTGCATCGTCGAGCGGAACCGCGCGTCGATCGTCCCCCAGTCGATCTCGTCGACAGCAAAGACGTCGGTGTCCTTGGTGGCCAGGGCGATGGCGCCAAAATCTTCCAGTGCGCTGCGCATGGTGGCCTCCTATGCGATCGCGGTTTCGGTTTCGAGGAGGGCCTCCCACATTCGCACGGGAACCCCGGCGATGAAGGTGATGGGGCCGTAATTCTGAACCTCGCGCACGGTCATCCAGACGTTGGTCTTGGCGTAGGCGTTGTTGTCCACCTGGGCCTTGAGGGTGCGGTTGGCGAACGCGACCGCGTTCCTTCCCACCCCAGGCAACCAGTTCTTCGCCTTGATGAAGATCGACGGATCGAAGAGGTTCGCCGCGCCTGCCGTCTCGATGTTCGCCAGCCTCTGAATCGCCATGTTGTTGCGAAGGACCATGGCCGCCCAGAGCTCGTAGTGCCTGATCCAGGCCCAGTAGGTTCCTGAGCCAACGGGCACCGGGATCTTGTTGAGGCCGCGGTCTTCGTTCTTCAGGCCCGGCGTTCCGCTGTTTGGCGGATAGGCGAGGTAGAAACCTTTCTTGGAGAACTCGAAGATCGGCATGCTCGTGAGGTCCGAGCCAGTGCCGCCACATCCCCATGTGGTCAGTGGGGGGCTACCAGGCACGGAAAGAGTGCCCCTGCGCCGCCAGAAGCCTTTCCAGCCGTCGGGGTAGTCGCCTTCGTGGTTGTAGACGAGCAGGTACGAGAGGTCCTGGATCATCCCCTCGAGGTTCAGTCCGTCCTCTCCGTCGCGAAGCGAATACGCGCCGCCTGCGGGGACGCCCTTGAAAATGCGGTCGTCGATGTTGCTGTCACCTTCGTACAGCTTCACCGGTTCGGTGATCTCATCCGTGTTGGAGGAGATGTCGGTGGTGGGTCCGTAGGCTTTCGAGAATGCGCCCTTGCCCAGGCGCTTCGCCTGGAGCTGCTTGTTGTACAAGCCGTGCGTGGTGGGGAACCAGATCACCTCGTCCCAGAACTCGTTGCTCTGAGCGATTTCCCCAAGCACTGAGGCGTCGTCGTCGAAGCCTGCGCGTTTCACCACCTCTGCCCATGTCAGTGCGGCATTGGCAAGGATGGTAGGCATGCTGTCCTCCTCTCGCTGCGTCTTGAGACGGCGAGCAGTGAGCGATCAGCGGCGTTTGTTTGGTTGGTAGTGCCGTCCTGTCCCCTGGCGGGATGTCCCCTCTTACTACCTACCCGGTTTCAGCGGGACGGCCTTTCAGGTCCATTTCCAGCGCCCCGATCCAATCGGGCCGCTATCCAGGAACCCTGGATATCTATTCTGAGTGCCTTGTGACAACCTCGACGCTAGTTGTCAAGCCCTCTCCCCGAATCTTTCTTTGAACCCGGGGCTGTAATCGTTGCCAGTTCTCTTTGCCCCCGTGGAGCCCGGTTCCTCTTCCGGCTGCTCCTCGGCGGGCAACTCCAGCTCATCGGTCTTTTTGCTAGCCGGTTTCTCCCCACCGGCAGCGTCATCCACCTTCGCCTTTGCCTTGGCCGCCGCGGGATTGCCTGCCTGCTTATCCTCTTTCCCCGCTGGCTTTACGGGATCCTCTTGCGGCAGCTGCGAAAGAACGGTTTCAAGTATGCCCATCGTCACGTCCCTTTCCCGCCGTAGCGGTTTTCGAACTCCGGATCGTAGCTCCCCATCTTTCCCTGTTTCGCCCCTTTGCGCACAGGGCCCGCTTCGCCATCGAAGAAAGGCTCTTCACTCATGTCCGCCTCGACCTTCGCAAGCTTCAGCGCCAAGGCGGTATCATGAATGTGACCAGTTGCGTCCAGGCTTTTGATCAGAGCAGCGTCTCCGATTCTCTTCACCCAGAAGCGCGTGGCAAGGTTGACTATCGCATCTCGCTTTTTCGTATCACCTTGCACGGCTTCCAAAAGCCTCACCTCGAACGACCCCCGGTATTCCTTGCCGGCTTTCTCGGCCGCGGCCCGGGCCTGCCTCTGGATTCCCAGAATGAAATCCAGCGTCTTCTGGGCCTGAACCCGCGTCATCGAGGATGCAGCCGCATGCTTTGTCACCGCCTGCGCCGTGGGCTGCGCGCTTTGAAGGTCCTTGAAGGCGTCGATCTTGAGTGCATACCCGTCTTCCTTCTCGGGTATGTCCAGCGCTTCCCGAAGCGCCTTCACCTCGGCGGGGTCGGGCTTCTCCGCGTTCGGGATGACGATCGAGCGCTTCGACCGCACGTGAAGGTCCCGGTAACGCGTGGCCAAGTCGGAGATCTTCGGCGCCTCTTGCAGCAGCTTCATCAACTCCTTGTCCGCGCGGAGCTCTGGGGACATCTGGGAAACGTACGCTACCGTTACGCCCTTCCCCCCGGCCCCATCCCCTCCGTCCTCTCCGCCGCCGCCATCAGAGGCGGCGCCTCCCGCTCCACCTGCCGGATCGGCATCCCCGAACCAGTTGAGCGGCACATCGAAATCGAATCTATCCTTGCGCATTCGCCCCTCCCTCTGACTGTTTGATCCTCTCACGGATCTCCGCGAGGTCGCTGTTATTGGCCGCCTGGCTGAGCTTCTCGGCGATCTCCTCCAGGTTAGCTGGGTGCACGATGCCGCACATGCCCAGGAGTGAGTTCCAGAACGCGATCAGCTCGGGCTTGATAACGGCAGGATCCTGCGCCCAGGCGCCGCAGTAATTGCCGATCCAGGCCATGACGTTGTTGCCGTCGCTGTCTTTGAGCAGCACCCGCTGGAACAGCGCCCGCTCGTTCTGGACCTGATTGACTTCCTCCGCGGTATATTCGTCGCTCACGATGCCGATGCCTCGTCCGCCTGCCGCGCTCGGAGGCGCTCCTCGGCCTTTGCCATGAGCTGCCGCAGGCTCTGCTCCAGGTCAAGACTGTCGGGCAGCACAGCGTAGTTCACGCGCATGGTCCGCGTCTCGAAGGTGATCCAGATGATCTTGCGCGCATCCTCCTGACTCAGAAGCGTGTAGACCCGCTCGGTGTGGTTTTTCTTCCACCATTTCCAGGCTTTCAGTGTTGTGAGAAACCGCCGTAGGATCACGCCGCTGGGCCCATCGCCGCCGCCATCGGGCTTCCGGCCTCCGGTGCCCTGGACCCCGCGGCATACGCCTTCGCTCCCGCTTCCGCCTTCTGCGCAGCAAGCTGAGCCTGAAGGATCGCCTGCTGCTGCTCCGCGCGGATCCGACGTCGCTTCTCCACTTCCACGACATCGCGCACGACTCTGCGGTCCACGTGGTACAGCTCGGCAGCGTTCCGTACATACCTCTCGACATTCGCAACGTCCACTATCGTCGGGTCCAAGTTCTTTCCTATGGTGATGACTTCCGAAAGCCACTGCCGCGTCGGATCCAAAAGCATATACCGTTTCATCAGCAGGGCCAGCGGTGAGACCAGGTCGGTCCTTATCCTCTTCCCTTGAAGCACGGCAGGGGGAGGAGGCATCCGCCCGGCCTCGAGCTCGGATTGAACCATGTCCTCGTGGGCCCTCTCCAGAAACTCCATGCTCATTCTGCCCATGAATGCTGTGAGCATCGCCGCCTGTTCTCCCTTGATCATCCCGGCCTCGCCGAGGGTGCGCTGCTGGTCCATGGTCTGAGAGAGAACCAGGAACAGTTTCGTGTGATAGGTATCGTCGACGTCCTCGCCGATGTACTTGATCATGTCCAGAATAGGTACTGGGTCACCGATCACCAGGCCTGCAGTGTAATCCTGCCCCGGCCGGATCGTCGTCACGCCGTTTGGAGTGAGATTGAGCCGGTTGGCGATGCCCTCCGTGGCTTTGATCGGCGGCCTGCACTTGAGCAGGATCTGTCGGTTGAACTCCTTCCGCATTCCGTTGGCCTGGCGCACATCGGAGACCGAAAGAAGCCCTGGGGCATCCGTCCCCCAGGCTGACCCGTCGCTCGCCCTGCTCCATCTCCATGCCCAGAAGTTCGGCACCTCGTAGCCGCCTTCTCTCACAGCCTTCCACTTCGGCGAGGTGGAAACGTACAGCGAGTAGATCGGCATTCCGCGTATTGATCGCCGTCCCAAGTCGAGATCGAACTTGTCCAGCGGGAAAATCAGGTGGTAGAACTGCCATTTGCTGGTGAGGTTGTTCCGGTAAGCCTCCTGGATCGTGGCGGGCAAAGAAGCCTCGCCGAACATCCGCACGGCGTCGAATGCGCTCAGCCACAGTTCGTAGAAAAGTACGTCAACCTCGCCGTTCTCATCCTCCATGATCAGAGAGCGCCCTATGTGGAGATTCCTGTAGCTGGGGTAGTTGCGTTCCTTGTTCCGGTTGCGCACCATGATGGCGGTCCCGAAATCTCCGCAACTCCTCACCGCAGCCCGGCCCTCGTCGTAGAAATTGCTGCGTCCGAACTGGCGAGAGCAGTGCAACTCTGCGTTCTGGCACCAGTCAGCGACGTCGGATTCCTCCATGAGGTCCTCATCCTCCATCGCGATCCGCACCCATGGGTTCTGGCGCGAAAACCCGTAGGCCTGGATACCGTCGCCCATTCGTACGGAGTCCTTCCAGCCGCGGTTCTCCATGAGGTCCTTCATGCTTGGAATGGGATTCTTCTCGTCCTCACCCGTGTCCCAACCTGTCATGAGCGGATTGAAAAGCCTGGCCACCTCGCGCAAGGCAGGCATCCGAACGGCGCGCTTCTCCGCCTCCTGGCCTTCGATCTTCTCAAGGCTCTTCAGGCTGTCCTCGGATATCCTGGGAGCTGTGAGTTCCATTTTAGAGGATCGCTTTGCCATGATCAACCTCCTCAGAAGTACTCGACGGGATTCCAATCCGCGCTTCGCTTCTCGCTCCCGCCCGAGAGTTCCCTGTCTTCTGGACTAACAGCCTCGCCCCCTCTTGTAAACCACCAAGCGGCCATCAGGTAGGTGAAAACGATATCGTCGTGCACGTCCTCGTCATCCGCAGCGTAAGATCTATGCTTCGTCCTCTTGTTTTCCACGCCCTTGAAGTGAGCGAGCTGGCGCTTGAACTCCTCAGCCCAATGCAAGCCCCTGGCCACTCCCACCCTGCCCTGCTGCGCGAGCAACATGCCCGCGTCGACCAGATCCTGCTTCGGCACGTCTATCTGCGAAAGGACTCGAGCTCCCTTCAGTTTTGTCGGCACGTTGGAGAAAACGTGCCCCATCTCCTCATAGACCTCGTGGACCTGCTCGCCACCGCCTGCCAGGATCGGGATTGGGTACAGGCCCTTGTCGCGCATCATGTCAACGACCGGCTCCCCGACATTGCGCCCGTCGACCAGCAGGTCGCTCGCCTGGCTCAGCTCCTTGTTGCCCATGAGGACGCACAGGGACTCGACCAGGGACGGGTAGCTTTTCCTCACAAACTGATCGATGAAAAGCACATCGTAGAGATGAAGAAGCCGGTCGGGCTTGCCGAACCGCCTATCCCCGTCGACGATCTGCGGGTTGTCCTTCATGACGAAGAACACCGCGCGGTCGCGCTTCTTCCCCAGGTCGACGCAGACAGCGTGTTGTTTCACGGGTACTCCGGCCAAGCCTCTCCGCATCTTGGACACAAATCTTTTTCAAGAATCCACATATCTGGTTTCATCATTTCTTGACCTAGCTCAAGATGACTCGTGTAATGATTGATTTTATTATGGCACGATTCACAGACCGATGATTTGAGCTTAAGGTGGTACCCCAGGTCACGCCGGCTTCTGATTTCGGTCTCGGCTCCACAGATTGTGCACTTCGCCTTGAGGCCGCCTATCTCCGCGACCAGCCCCTCTTCACCATACCTGCCGAGGAGTGCAAATGCTATTTTCGTTTGACTGATCTCCGGTACCTTCCAGTAAAGCCACCTTGCGATAATCCTGCGCTTGCTCACGTCTTTAAGGTCCTCAAGAAGCATCGCCGGCACAGTCTGAAAATCACGGTTGATGCTGGCCATGACTTGCCGAGCACACTGTTTTTTTCTTCTGAGGTCGTCGACCAGGTCGAAAGATACAGAATCAAGTCCGTCCTCTTTACTCATCGCCCTCTTCCTCCCATGTGTTGTTTCAATCCTGTACCTTCCAGTCAGGATCGATCTCTCGGATCAGAGTGCAGGTCTCGCATGGCTCGAAGTGCTGCCACTCGTTGGCAAATACCTGCTCCGCTTCCTTCAGTGCCACCAGCAGGCGCCCGGCTTGCTCTTGGCTGATCATCTTCATCCCTCTCCCTCAACGTCGACATGGTGCTTGAGAATCTCGTTGTAGACGCTCATCTTGCCGATTTCAAAAAGACCGATGGCCAGCTCACTGCTCATGTCGCTCCAGTACGCATGCAACAAGCCATCCTTGGTCTTGGTGCAGAGCACCAGATGTTCAATCTCGGAGGCCTTGAGAAGCATGTTCGTCAGGATGAATTGCGGTGTGACGGACTGGCGGCCGTCTTGCTGTTCGCCTTCACTCACCCCTCGCACCTCCCTGTCTCGCTCATGTTCTTATGGCCCTCGAAGAAGCCGCGTAAGCTCCTCCCTACCGAAACCCCCACGCTCCGCCAGGCGTTCAAGGCTTTGACCGGTGCCATACTTCGCCGAATAGACCTTGTACGCCTCCTCAGCAAGCCACCAGGGTACCGTGCAAGGCGGGATAGAATAGTCGTCTTGAATCGGGAAAGGTCTGTCATCGCGGATCGTCTTGCTCACCCCTCGCACCTCTTGAGCAACGTTGTGATCGGACTCATCCCCTCACCTCCAGCGCTGCCACCTCGCGTTCCTTCACCAGACCGAAATCCATGGACTTGACCTCGCGGGAGAACATCTTCTCGACCTCCTCGTAGCTGAAGACCTGGTCCTCCGGCTCCACGAACTCTACGTTGTTCTCCTGCCGGTACATCAGCGGCCCGATCTCCTCCAGGTTCTCCTGCTGCTCCTCGAGATTCCTGTGGCGAGGCGAATAGAACGCGCGGATCCCCTTCTTCTCGCGCGGCTCGCGGAATGCTTTCTCCGGCATCGCAGGCACAAGCCTCCATCCCTCTTCGTCCACGTCCCACTGGGAGCGGATCTCATAGTGCTCCCATCTGCTGGACTCCCAGGCGCGGAAGAAGAATCCCTCCCTGCCGTTCGGCGTGGAGATTGCGGCCAACTCGCACTTTTCGTTGTCGGTCAACATTGAGCGCACCGCGCCCTTATAGACCGCGTCCTCAATCCGGCTTGCCTCGTCCAGAATGATCAGGTCAGGACTCGATTGTCCCCGGGCGCCCTTCTCTGTGGCGGGGCGGACGACGATCCTGCTCTTGTTCGACAGCTCGAGCAGCGTGTCGGCATCTCGAACCAGCCGCGGGTAGTCCGGATCCCGCGCGATGAAATCCTTCACCTTCCGCATGTCCTCGATCGCCTGCTCCTCCGTAGCCGCTATGATGATCGATAGGCTGCCGGGCCAGTACTTTGATAGATGGCAGGGCTTTGAGGATATCAGTGTGCTCTTCCCGCTCTGCCGTGCTCCGTTGATCAGCTTCCGCTTGTGCTCGCTTCGATAGATTTCCTTCTGCCAGAGATAGGGCTCGAATCCAAGCGACTCGACGTAGCGAGTGATGGAGAGCTGGTAGATCCACTCGTTCAGCTCGGTCCTTGTGAGCTCACAGGCCGCTTTCATCCTGGTCCGCCTGCTTCTCGAGCAGCCTCACGATGGCCTCACGAACTTGAGGATGCTTCTCCGTGGCGATCCATACCACGGTTCGGATCCGCAACCATAGATCTGCGATGGATACTGGCAGCTGCACATCTTTGATCTGCCCATTCAGGCGGCCGATGAGCTCCAGTTGCTTGTTCAACGCGAGAGCCGTCTTGAGGAAGAGCTCTCGGGGATCCGCAATCCTGTAGTACCAGCCTGTGATAGGCTTCCTCGTTCGCTTGAGCAACTCGGAAAGCCGCGCCCTTTTCCTTACCCACAACACTTTCGCCTTCTTGCCCCGGCCTACCTTCTGCTGGTCCACATACGTGACCGCGACGTCCTCCGCGCGCGGCCCCAGGTCGTAGCGGGCGGGATGTTCGGGATCCCGGAGGTACAAGTCCGCGGCATCGAACATCTTGTACATGCGCTCGCTGTTGTTTCTGACCTCTTGAAGAAGCGATCTCGCATCGGCTAGCTTCTTCGCTTCCTCCAGCTTGAAGAGCTGGGCGGCCAGATGTTTTCTGTGACGCAGAGTCGCATCTCTCGAGACTCCAAACCGGTGCGAAATGGCGCGGTATGAGTCCCCCCGCACGATCGCCTTGTTGATTTCCTGGGCTTTCGCATGAGCGCATACCGTGCATTTTCTTCCCACCATTCACAGCCCCACATCATAGGCCCAGACGCTTTTTGGCCCGTAGCGTTTGCCCCTGCTCCAGTTCCCCCCGGCTTTCCCCCCGCGGACGTCGGCCACCTTCGTCCAGCCGTCGAACCTGTAGATGTTGCCGGTGTGCCTGACCGCATCCTGATACGACACGCAAGCCTTCACCGGCCAGTACGGCCAGACCGTTGGCGCGATCTCCCTCCAGAGTCGAAGGCATACTCGAGTTGCCCAGGAATACACGGGACTCGAGGCCAGTCGCGCGAGCTCCACGCATTTTTTCCGATCGTACCCGCCGCATCTCTTGTTCACTGTCGACGCTGAGACAGCAACCGAAATGATCCCAATCCCTTGCAGTTGGAGTCCAAAACTCTGACGTCCGAAGGGACGTTTGCACCCTCCGAGCCAGTGGCCCCAAGTGACGAGCAACTGGTCTGCGAGCCCGTCTTCGATCAGCTCGAATGTGGCGAGAGAAATCAGCTGCGGCTGCCTCACGATCGACACTCAAAACGCCTTCCACCAGCGGATGCTATCCACCTCGACGGTGCCTGGTCGATAGTTGGCGAATGGGACTGGGATCCCCACTGCCGAGGCGTACACCGCATACGGGTCGGCCCCGATCGGTTTCACGATGAGTACGTTGACCTGGTACCTCAAGCCAGTGAGGGTCACGGGGATCGGCTTCGAGCTGATCGCCTTGCGCCACCTGGACTTCCGCGCGGCCATCTCCCAGTACGGGTACTCGGGGATCCGCTGCAGGGCCTTCTGATCTTCCTGGACGCTCATGATTTGGCCCGGTCCAAGCGGTCGATCTCCGCTATGATGAGCGCGCCGGCGCGAACCAGGTTGCGTCGTCGATCCTTTGGCTTCCACCATCCGGACTCCCATGGCCATTCAATCGGTGCGCGTGCAGGCTTATGAGAAGCAAGCGCATAAGATGCTCCTGCTTCCGCAAGCTCTCCACCGGTCCATAGATCGTCGTGCGCCTCGTCGTGCCCTTCCTCGAATATCTGTCTCTGGCGCTCAGCCAGGACATCAATCTCAGCTTGGCTCATTGCTTCCACCGTGGTCTTCCGAGCAGCTTCTTTAGCCATCGCTTGAACCTCCACCAGCGGCTGCTGGTCAGAATGAGTGCGTCCATCATCCTCACGGGGACGGACTTGAATTTGAATAGTGGTTCCTTCAATTCATCCTCACAACGAAAGCCCAAATGACAGGATCGTCCCGCGTGCCTATCGCCACCACGCAATAGCCCGGGTGGTAGTGAATGGCGTAGATCAGCTTCATCGCAAGAGCACCGCCGCGCTCAACCTGATGTACCGCGCCGAGTCATCCGGGAACGGGAGCTCGACCACGCGTTCTATCGAGCCATCCTTGCCCAGTTGCATTCCCAGATCTTTGACAGGGTACACGCTATCCCGGAGCTTTCCCGCCAGCTCGATAGCCTCCTGTCTGCTGAGATTGATCTCGGTGTACGATCCTGCTCGTATGATAATGAGGCCGTCCCTCAGCGCGACCTGAATATTTTCCTCGCTCATTTTAACCTCCTCTCCGTCAATCGCGCCGACGACGGCGCTCGTTGATGATGACCATCGGTACGAAATAGCGGCTTGCCTGTTACGTCTCCCGGTTCGACTGAAATGAGCCTTCCATCCGGTCCCCGTCGCGTCGTTCTGTACGGCTTCCTCATCTCACGCATCCTGTTTAGGAAGCACATGAGATTCCAGTCGGGCTCTGGCTCGAGCTGGTAGTCTTCCAGCCAGTCCTCGTGCTTGCCGGTGTCCGAGCGGTTCACCAAGAAGCAAGGAGTCTTGCCGCTGAACAGGGCGACTTGATACCCGCGAATCCGGGCGCTGTACTCCGGCAGGCCAAGGCGCCGCAGCGTGCGGGGGTTGCTCACAATGTGCTCAATCTCCTCTCCCATCCTGGGCAGGGAGTTCACTCGCTTGATGAAGTAGACGATGAACTTGCTCACCGCTCCTCTTCCTTCCGCTCCGCCGCCGCCTCGATCACCTTCGGGCCCATAAGATAGACCAGCAACTCCTTCACGCGCTCTTCATAGGTCTCGATGCACCGGTTGATCACCGAGGTGTTGCGCAGAAGGTCCTCGGCCACGGCAAGTCTCATCTGCAGCGCGCACATCTGCGCAATCGACTTCTCGGCGGCCGCTCTGACCTCCGCCTCACTCGCCGCGAAGGACATCATGAACTTGTAGCCGCCCGTGGCCTTGATCAGCAACACCTGGCGGTCCACCAGCTGCGGGATCCGCCGCACACGCGCCATGAGCGACTCGGTCAGCTCTGTTGTCGGCCCTTCTTGATTAGCTGCAAGGTCCATATGTCCTTCTTCCTACGCACGAAATAGTCGGCGCCGCAAGACTGGCAACTCGCCAGGTCAGTGGCGTATGTCTCTACCTGCCCTCGGCACCCTGGCATCAAACATCGGTGGAAGCCTCGCCCCCGGTGTTCCTGGGGCTTTCCCTTCGGCCTCAGCACATCAGGCCGATGGCCCCCGATCGACTTTCCTGGCCGCAATGGGTTCACGGATCAGGTCCCTTCGGCTCAGAGGGGGCGGGTTTGGTGTCAGAATCAGCCGGCGGGCCCAGGCCGGGAAGATCGGCCTGCTTGAGCTCCATTCTCCGCACCTGCCGAATCCGTCTCATTTCGGCCGGCAGCTTCGCGATCGCCGCCTTGAACTCAGCCTCGGCGGAAACTTCTTGTTCTTGGCTGTCGGCAACCGCCCCATCCAGGGGGGCGGTGCCGTCAGCCTCTTTATGATCATTCTTAATATGATCAGGCGTGTTTTCGTCCGACGGATTTTGCTGCAAAAGCCGTACGGCTTTTTCTCCGTCGGATATTTCTCCGTCGGCTTTTTCTCCGTCGGATATTTTTGCCGACCTCCCCTTCTTTTGCCCCTCACCAACCTCTTTTCTGCGCTTCGCCTCCTCTTGGAAGTACAGCTTGGAAAGACGCGCGTACATTCGGTAGCGGTGATGGCTATCAACGGCAGAAATGAGGTCGATCAGGCCCAACTTCGACAGGTACTTGAGCTGCTTGGAGAGCGTGTCCTCCTTGATCTTCAAGAGCGGCATCTCTCCCAGCATCCAGGCGCGCGAGATCAGGTAGTACCCGTTGAACATGTAGCGCTTGACTTCTGGATCGTCAGCGTTCAGTCCTCGGATGAAGCCGATGATGAGCGCATGTTTCACCGTGACCGCCCCGGATTTGATCCAATTCCGCAACGCGGCCTGGTTGATGATCAGGTTGTATTCCACGGTCCCCTCCCTGCCGTTCCCCCTACCGAGCTGCTTTCCTCAGTTGCTCCCGAACCAGGCTCAGTGGGCTGGACACGATCTGCCGGACGGCACTGAGTTCTGCCGCGAGCACGTCTCTCTCATCCGCGGCTGCCTTCGCAACTGATTCCGCGGAGTCCGCGCGCGCCTGCTCTGCCTCCAGGGCTGTGCGAGCAAGTTCTGGCATATAGTCCCGAATCCTTGCGCGCCATTGCTCATTCGTGAGATACCGGGTCGCGAGCCAGGTCAGAAAACACAGCAGCCCGCTCACGAGCATGATGGCGATCGTGGGGAGGATATGCTGGACCTGAGGGGTGAAGCCGGAATACCAGAAATCCATGTCTATGCTCCTCTCAGCCCTGCCTTGAAACTCGGCCAGGATGTACTTGCGCGTACTTCTGGCGAACGATCTCCTCCAGGACCGATACTCTGGCCGCCAGGTCCTCTTTTGATCGTTTCCGGGCTTTTTTCTCGAATCGCGTCATATGCTGATGGAGGGCCTCGCAGACCAGCTCGGAGAAGGTTCGATGGTCCAGCCGGGCGTACTCCTCAGCCTGGTGAAGCAGATCAGCGGGAGCTGTGAAACGCTTCTGCACTTCGCACCTCCGGAACCTCGTCCCAGGTCGTGCCGTCGAGCAGGCGGCCCCCAGACCAGGGGCGCTCGCCTCCCCAATTCTTGAAGAAGAAAGGGATCCCTCTTTGCTGGCAGTAGTCGCGGAGCGGAATCACCCAGGATTTCTCCATCGGGCGCGCTCCGGGCCCGGTCTCCCCGCCGACGATCACCCAATCGATGTGGGCCCGATCCAAAGCATCAGGCAAATATGCGCCAGCAAGATCCTCGAGAAGTGGTTCGAAAGAGACAAAGCGAACAGCGGCGGAAACCTCTCCCAGAGAGTAAAGCCTCAAGCTCGCCCGACCGTTCTCAACAGTGGTTCCCACCCACACGTTCGAGGGGACATCCATCCCGTGCAGCTCCAACGCCATTCGTTGCGCCCTCTTGGTCAGCACCATGAACGTGTGCTGCGGGCATTCCCTCATGACGTCAAAGACGCTCAGGATCGTCTGGCCCGGAACGCGCTCGTGGAACAGATCCCCCATGGAGCACACGAATATCCGCCTCCCCTTCTTCCAGCGCTTCGGCCTATCCATCTCATCCAGGTGGACGGTCACAGAGAACCCGTTCCGGTACTTCTCGATGCCCTGCCTCTGCATCTGCTCAGCCTGCCGCTTCGCGTAGCAGTGCTCACACCCGGCGCTGACTGGCGTGCAACCGGTGACTGGCGACCAAGTACTATCAGCCCACTCGATCTTCGTCTTGTCGCCCACGGTCAGCCCTCAACGGGTTCGTACGTTGCGGCAAAGATATCCGGCTTGCAGGGGTAGAGCTCCCCTTTGACCCCGGTGATGATGAAGTCACCCGGGCATACGACATGACCACCCTCGAGCGTGTCGATCCACCCGTGATCGTTCATCTTAACGCCGCATTTCTCACAAAGCCTTTCTCCGGAATCGTCGGGGCGCCTGTAGAACCGCACGATCTTTCCTTCGAGCGGATCATCGGGCGTAGAGCCCACGAACTCTGGATTGTCCAGCGGATGATCGCCGTTCTTGAACCACCGCGTGGCCTCGATCACGACCGGCTTCTTCCTGTACTTCGCCATGGATCCCTCCCTGAAAAATTGGCCGGCTTCGGCGCGCCTCCACCGGCCCCTTACTCTAAAAGAGCGTCACACCATGAAGCTCGCCAGGGGCGGTACTTCTGGGAGGGGCCGCCCCGAGCTCGCCCTACCCCACCAGCACACCCCTCCCGTAGCATTTAGAGGTGCAGGCCGGCGTCTCGTTCCCCCCGGGCACGCAACACCGGGCGGGCATTTTGCTTATGCTTAGCTAACTCTGGGCGGCCACTCCCAGTACTGAGAATGGCTTAGCTGCAGGGCCTCCTGCTTCTCCGAGATGCTTCCCGCGTCCCAGGAATCACCGAAGCCAGGGAGCACCTTCAGGTTCGCCATCGACCCGGATCCAGTCCACACCTGTGTGACGATTGCCGGGTATGGACCCTCCCCTTGCCCGTTGAAATGCTTGCTCGTGTCCTTCGTGTAGAAGTGCACGATTCGCCCTACCGTCGGCGGCATCTTTTCTTCCATGACCTTTCCCTCCCCTCTCTCTCAAAATGTTGCCCGTACTCTCTGGGCTGACCGTTCGCTTCAGAGCATCAGTCTCAGCGGATACGCACGCACGTCCCCATTGCTTGGAGCACGGCATTTCTTCAGCTCGCGTTCGAATTGCGACAGGTCCTCCGTGATGAGCGCCGCGATCCGCGTGATGAAGGCGTGCACTTTGATACCTGTCTCTGTCTCGCCTTCCCACACGCGCGCCGGCACCCCGTTCAACTCAACGATCTTCGTTGTGCTTTCCAATCTGACCTTCATCCAGTTGCCTCCTCGAACAAATGCGCCTGGCGTGAAGGGACCCGGGCCGAGAACCAGAGGACCTCGCGCGCAATCGAGCAACCGCGGCCGTGTGCCCCGGTTGTGTAGGCGCGCGTTTCGACTCTCCGCCAGCCGCAGTACAGCTCGTCGTAGAGATCTGTCTGGTAGCCTGAAACGACGACCATGCCCGCAACCCCCTGCAGAACGCGAGCGAGCTCACGGTGATCCTCGTCGGTCATCTCCTGCCGGTATCCGTGGTCTGTCCTCTTTCTCGAGTCCAGCACGTAGGGGGGATCCACGTAGACGAGGGCGTCGCTGTCGTCGTACTGCAGAATGACATCGAGAGCGGGCCGGTTCTCAATCACCACTCCCTGCAGCCGATCGCAGAAGGCCATGATCTCAAGTGTGTAGTTGGCCCAGTCCGTGGCAGGCGTTGTCCCTCGCTGTTTGTGGGCGGTAGTTCGAAACCCCGTGGTAGGCCGCCAGCACTGAGGTGATGTCCGCATGCCCTGGCTGGCCCTTCGATGTACTGAATCAGATCCGAACCCCGCGAATGCCTTGAGCAACGTCCTCCGCGCCTGCTCGACCGGGTCCTTCGAAGGCCGCCAAGCCTGGTCAAACTCATCGCGCGCGAAAGGAGTCAGCCGCACGAGCCTCAGTAGCTCTTCTGCGCTCGAGGGATCTCGTAGGACACGGAAGACATTCACCACCTCACCGTCGATGTCGTTGTAGATTTCAGCATAGGTCCGCGGCTTCTGCATCAGCACGGACGCGGCGCCACCAAACGGCTCTATGTAGACGCGGTGCTCTGGGAAATGCGAGATGATCCAGGGGGCCAACTTCCACTTCCCCCCGAAGTATCGGAGCACCGGTCTGCGCGGCTTCATGCAGCCCCCAGCGCCGACAACGCGAGCGCTCGTGACGTATTCACCGGCACCGCGTTGCCGATCTGCTTCACCTGGTCGCCCTTATTCCCAGCGAACTGGTAGGTATCTGGAAATCCCTGCGCAGCGGCGAGTTCGTGCGGCTGGAGCATGCGGAACGTGATGTCCAGCGCCACGGGCTCACCGTTCACGAGAGCAAAGCGGTCCTTGCCCGTCACGCTTGCCAGCGGATAGTCAACGCGGTCCGCGACGCCGGTCCCGTAGTACGGCACGATGAACGGACGCACGAGGCCGTGCCCGTTGCGCGAGCGGATGGCGGGCACCGGCTCTCCCACTGGACGCGGCCGGCCCGGGGCATCCTGGTGGAGAATGAAGGCCTCGACTATTCCTCCGCCCCCGCGGCTGGTCACGGTCTGGAGGGGCTTATCAGTGAGCCGAGCAGGATTCTGCCCTTCCTTGTGGTAGAAGCCGAGCGGCGGGATGATGAGAGGCTCGACGAGGCCGAACTTCCCGCCGCCACTCGCGGGGATCGTCGGCACCGGCTCCCCGATGGCATGCGTCCTCGGCTCCTGCCCCTCTCGCTCGCCGTAGTGCGGGACAAGGAACGGCTGCACGAGCGCGAACCTGTTTTCCGTCGTGATCGTGCGCAGTGGATCGTCCAGCGTGTATGCCCGGTCCAGCCCGCTCCCCGTGTGGTCGATAGCCGTCAAGAACGGCTGCGCCCACTCCCCCCAGTAGCGGCGGATGCCCGCGGCGATCCTCTGCATGGTCGCCGGAGCGAGCGGGCGCTTTCGGTCGAAGATGCTCTGCCCCGGGATACTCCAGTCGATGATCTCCCGCGCGCACCTCCACGGCTGCGTCGCGAACAGGCCGGGCGCTTTCGCATGCGAGGGCTCGGGCCACACGACGCGAGCTCCCCCGCGGGCAGCCTGGACGAAAAGCCGCGTCCGCGTGGTCGGATCGCCATAGTCGGCCGCACAGAGGAGACGCCATTCTACCTTGTAGCCCATGCTCTGCAGGGCCGCGATGAACGCCTTGAAGGTCTCCCCGCGGCGACTCTTCAGCGGCTTCCCATCCGCGCCCAGGGGCCCCCACTGGAGGAACTCGGAGACGTTCTCGAGGATCACTCGCCGGACGTACAATTCGGACAGCCACTTCAGGATGAGCCAGGCCGAGGCGCGGCCCTGCTCCGATCGCGGCCTCCCGCCTCTGGCGTTCGAATGGTGCGTGCACTCGGGCGATGCCCAGAGCAGGTCAACACGATCTCGAGTTCCGAACACATCCAGGGGATTGAGCGTCGCGAGGTCCTGGCAGTACGCCCGAGCCTCGGGATAGTTCAGGTGGTGCGTGTCGATGGCAATCTGCCAGTGATTCACCGCGGCGAGCTCCACGCGGAGCCCCGCGGCAGCCGCTGCCTGCACGATCCCCCTCGTCACCCCCCCCCCCCCGCAAAATAGGTCAGCCACGCGGATCATGCGATGACCGGAACGTCCTTGATGTTCTCGGCGAGCCACTTCCTGATTGACTCGACCGCCGCAGTCTTCCAGGCCGCCCCCGAGGCGTCGAACAGAGCGCACTCCGGCATCCCTTCCGTGTTGCGCAGCCTGAAGATGAACGGCGATTCGGGCTGCTCGAACTCCCGGAAGGTCCGGTACGGCCGCAGCATCACCGGGCTCGGCACCTTGATGTTCTCAGCCAGGGCGACGCCTCGGCGCGCGCTCACGGTCTGCGACATCCCATCATCCGCCGAGGTGTTCACCGACTCGGCCTTCATCGTGCCAATAACGCGCAAGACCGCCGCCAGGTCCTCCGTCGGCTCGAACTGCGTCAGCAACCCGATCATGAAAGTCTCATGGTCTAGGTATGCGCCGAACTTCAGCGCCCCCAGTTCTTCCCTCTGCGCCCGGACCCACACGATCCGCTTGTTCCAGTCGCCCTGGACCGGCCCGATCAGCTCGACCGCCGATGGGCTTTCGACGTGGAGCATGAGTTTCTCCGGCATGGGCTTCTCCGGTATGAACTCCTCATCCTCCGCTGAGGAAACGTCGATGTTGGCTGCCAGGTAGTCCTTGAGCGCCGTGAGCGTCGATACCCTCAAGGTTGCAGGAATGGGCTGCGTGTCGACCTGTCTCAGGTCCGTGAGAGAGAAGAACTTCCCATTGATCTCGAATGTCTGCCGCTGCGCGAGCT